CAAAGAATTAAAATTCGAAGTTGATGCGTTAAAGGGTAACTAGAAATGACTGTTAAAAGTAGTGGCTCTCTTGCCTTTAGCGAAATACAGGCGGAATTTGGCGGATCAAATCCAATTTCTCTTTCGGAGTATTATGCTGGTGGTGCTTATGTACCAGCGGGTACATCTGGAATAAATGGAGCCATTCCGTCAAGTGGCGCAATATCTGTATCAAAATTTTATGGTTCAACTAAATTTACTGCAGTAACAAACACCTTTACTAGTGGTTCTGGTAACGTAACAGTTCCAGCTGGCGCTCAAAGTGTAACTATTACTGTTGTTGGTGCTGGTGGCGGCGGCGGCACTTCGTACACTGATTTTGGCTCTGACGTATACAATAGCGGTGGCGGCGGTGGTGGTGCGGGCTATTCGACCATAACCAGGGCGGTTGCGTCTGGAGACTGGAATACGACAATAGCGTATTCCGTTGCTGCTGGCAGTAGTTATTCTTCGACTACCACGGGTTCTCTTGCTGCCGGGGCTGTGTCTCTGACGGGCGGCGGCGGCAGCAATGGCACCGGTGCCGACGCTAATAATGGCGGTGCTGGCGGTAACGGAGGTACGGCTTCTGGCGGCTCTACCAACACCAGCGGTTCTGCTGGCGGAAACGGTACAGCGAGCGGCAGTAGTGGCAATCCGGGCGGTGCGGGTGGTGCCTCTGGCGGCGCGGCTTATGGTTATAGCGCTTATGGTTATGGCGGTGATGGTGATTCCGCTCCCAGCGTTGGCACCACAGCTGGCGGCGGCATTATTATCTTTGCTTGGACATAATATAAATATAAAAAATAGGGCACTTCAATGGCAGTACCATCATCAAGAGCAGATTTTAAGAAGTATTGCCTAAGAAGGCTAGGTGCTCCTGTCATTGACATCAACGTGGATGATGATCAGGTCGAAGATCGTATTGACGAAGCTCTAAGATTCTTCTGGGATTACCACTTCGAGGGTGCGGAGAAACAGTATTATAAGCATCAGGTAACTTCTACAAATATCACTGACAGATATATTACTTTACCATCAAACATCATTGGTGCAGTAAACATTTTTCCAATCGGTCAGTCTCTCTCTACTAATAGCATTTTTAATATTCGTTATCAGATTAGCTTGAATGATCTTTATGATCTTACATCAACAACGATGGTCCCTTACTATCAGGCTATGCAGCATATTCAGTTCCTAGAGCAGCTACTAGTTGGTCTCCAGCCTATTCGGTTTAATCGTTATGATAATAAGCTTCATATTGATACCGCTTGGGATAACATTAATGTTGGTGATTACATTGTTGTAGAAGCTTATCAGATTGTAAATCCCACAACTTATGGTGCAGTATTCGGTGACCGTTGGTTGATTCGTTACACCTCTGCTTTAATCAAGCGTCAGTGGGGCGATAACATCACCAAGTATGATGGTGTTCCACTTCCTGGTGGTCTTAAGTTTAATGGCCAGAAAATTCGTGATGATGCTCAGAAAGAAGTAGAAGCATTAGAACAGGAAATGTATACGACTTGGAGTCTTCCCGTTGCCGACATGATCGGGTGAAATAATGGCAACTAATTTTTTCTTCAGAAACTCAGACTACTCTCCTGAACAAAATCTAGTGGACAGCTTGGTCCAAGAGATGATCAAGATTAATGGCACAGATGTTTATTATATTCTAAGAGATACTAATGGCATTGACCCTCTACTTGAGTCAGCACCTAATTCTCTTTTCAATATTGCTGTGCCTATAGAAATGTATATCAACTCTTACTCTGGGTTCCAGGGTGAGGGTGACTTACTTACCAAGTTCGGGTTAAGTATTGCTGATAAGCTAGTGCTTTCTGTATCACGTTCTAGATTCGGTGAAGACATTGGTTCTATGTATGATCTTATTAGACCACGTGAAGGGGACTTAGTATTTTTCCCATTCACTAAGGGTATTTTTGAAATCAAGTTCGTTGAACAGGAAGATGCCTTCTATCCTGTAGGTAATCTGCAGTATTTTGAATTACAGCTTGAGAAGTTTAATTACAATAGTGAAAGATTTAATACTGGCATTCCTGAGATTGATTCTACTCAGACTTCATACTCTGTTGCTGATGACAACTTCGCTTATCTAACAGAAAATGAATTCGAATTAATTACTGAATCTGGTTATGATATAGTTACAGAATACTATGCAATGGAACTATCAGATCCTGCTTCTCAAAATAAGGTCTTTGATACTGAGACGCTTGACTTTATTGATTTTAGTGCAACTAATCCTTTTAGTGAAAGCTTCTAATAATGTTTGGTAAAAAATATTATTTCGGTTCGTCAAGAAAATACATCGCGCTATTTGGCTCGTTGTTCAATGACATCATTATTGATCGAGTAGATAACTCAGACAACACACTACAAACTTTAAAGGTTCCACTATCATATGGTCCTAAAGACAGATACCTTTCAAGGATAAAAGAGAATCCTGACTTACAGCGTCAGATTAATCAGATCCTACCTCGTATGTCTTTTGAAATTAAGAGCATTGAGTATGATCCTACTAGGAAGTTGAATAGCGTTGGTAAGAATAGAAAGTCAGCTGCTGATACAGCAAGTCCTGTTTCTTATCAGTTCAATCCTGTACCTTATAACTTTAATATAGATCTTGCTATTCTTGCTAGAAACCCTGATGATGGGTTAAGAATTCTTGAACAGATCCTTCCCTTCTTTAAACCAGAGTGGACAACTCAGATTAACTTAATTCCTGAAATGAATATTCATATGGATATTCCTATTGTATTAAAAAGTGTACAGTATACAGATACCTTTGTGGGAAATTTCAATGATAGACAGGCTATCATATGGGATCTAAACTTTGTGCTTAAGGGTTATTTGTATGGACCTGTTTCTTCTGCTGGTATTATTAAAGAGGTTGATGTTAATTTTTATGTACCAACAACCAATACTGCAGCTGAGGGTATCAGCGTAACATCTATTGCTGAATATGTAACTATAACACCTGGACTTGATGGTAATGGTGCACCAACTAGTAATTCTTCTATCTCTATTCCCGTATCTCAAATCTCCGCTAACAGCGACTATGGATATATTAAAGACTTCTTTACAAACATTGGATAATACATTATGGCTAATACGCAATCAATATCAAATGCCCTTGGCATAAACTTCAGCGCAAATACAGATTCTACAGATCCAAATACCATTTTTGTTCAAGATAAAAAAGCATCTAAAGCAGAAAACGATTATGAGTTTGCTCGTGGGAATCTTTATTCAATCATTGAGAATGGCCAGCGTGCTCTTGATGATATGATAGAATTTGCCAAACAAGCCCAGCATCCTCGCGCATACGAGGTCGTTGGTGGATTAATTAATAATCTTGTTGATGCTAATCAGAAGCTACTCAATCTATCTAAACAAGTCAAAGAGATTACCGACAATGCACAGCAAAAAGAAGGTGGTGACACTATCAACAATAATCTGTTTGTAGGTAGCACTGCGGAGCTTCATAAGCTTCTAAAGGGTGATAATGGCTAACGATAATTATTTAGGAAACAAAAATCTCAAGAGATCCTCAGTTAATATTGAGTGGACTAAGGAACTGATTCTAGAATACAAAAAGTGTTCTGATGATCAGATTTATTTCATTAAAAAATATTGTAAAATTGTAAATGTTGATAAGGGTCTTGTCAACTTTGAGTTGTGGAAATTTCAAGAAGAAATGATCCACACTTTTGAGGACAATAGATTCTCTATTGCAAAGATGCCTCGTCAGGTCGGTAAAACTACCACCGTAGCTGCCTATTTGCTCCACAAGATTCTGTTCAATGAAAACTATAGAATTGCTATTCTTGCTAACAAGGATCGTGGTGCTAGAGAAATTCTATCTCGCATTCAGCTAATGTTTGAGCATCTACCCAAGTGGCTACAGCAGGGTGTGTTAGAATGGAACAAGGGTAACATCGAACTAGAGAATGGTTCTAAGATTCTATCATCGGCTACCTCATCCTCAGCCACTCGCGGTGGTTCATTCAACCTACTATACCTAGATGAATTCGCCTTCGTGCCTAATAACATTCAGGATGAGTTCTTCGCATCAGTTTATCCTACTATTACTTCAGGTCAAAACACCAAGGTCATTATTACCTCCACGCCTAATGGCATGAACATGTTCTATAAGATCTGGACTGACAGCGTGAATAACAAGAACACTTATTCTAGAGTGTCTGTCCACTGGTCTATGATTCCGGGTCGTGATGAGAAGTGGCAGAAACAGACTATCGAGAATACATCGCAGCGCCAGTTCAATCAAGAATATAATTGTGAGTTTCTAGGTTCATCTAATACTCTTATTGATGCCTCTAAACTAGGAACCATACCTTACGCTGACCCGATATCTAAAAAAGGCAGTGTTGACAAGTTTGAAGAAGTAATCCCAGGTCACACTTACCTTATATCTGTTGATACCTCTAGAGGCTCTGGGATCGATTACTCAGCCTTCATAGTGTTTGATATTACTTCGGTCCCTTATAGGGTGGTTGCCAAATATCGAGACAATGAAATCGAGTCTCTGGTTTATCCTACCATCATATACAATGTAGGCAGACATTACAATTATGCATATGTTCTAGTGGAGGTGAATGACATCGGTCAGCAGGTAGCCGATATTCTACTCCATGACCTTGAGTATGAAAATGTCCTTTCCACAAGGTCTAAGGGTAGAGCTGGCCAGAATATCAGTGGAGGTTCTGGGGTCAAATACGGTCTAGGAGTTAGAACCACCACTCAGGTAAAGCGTATCGGCTGCGCGAACTTTAAGAGCCTTGTTGAAAACGATAAAATAATAATTAATGATTATGACCTATTGTATGAGATGTTCAGATTCATTGAGCATAATAATAAATACGAAGCCGAAGAAGGAGAACATGACGATCTAGTAATGTGTTGTGTATTATTCTCTTGGCTCGTGCATCAAGAATACTTCAAAGAGCTTTGTGATAACGATGCAAGATTAGAGGTATTGTCCAGCAACCAAAAATTAGTCGAAGAAAACCTAATACCCTTCGGGTTTATCGATGATGTTTGGGTCGATCCAGACGCAATAGATGATACAGATCAAGAATTTAATAAATGGTTCAACAATTAAGCTTAGTATCCTGTTTTTATAAATAATACAGTAAGGCGCTCTATAAGCATCTATTTTGGGATAAGGGAGAATTAACAATGGCATTTCAAGTAAGCCCAGGAATTAACGTCAGCGAGATCGATCTCACAACGGTTATTCCAGCAGTTTCAACAACTACTGGTGGTATCGCAGGTATCTTTCGCTGGGGTCCAATCGGTCAGCTAGTTCTAGTTGATTCAGAAGCATCACTAGTTCGTCGTTTTGGCGAACCAAACAGCAGCAACTTCGAAACCTTCTTCACAGCTGCTAACTTCCTCGCTTATGGTAATTCACTATTAGTAAGTCGCGCTGCTGGCACTGGCACTACAGCCAATGATTCTTTCTCCGCTGTCGCTGATATCACTGGTGCAGTAGCTACAGCTGTTGCAGCTGGCACTTATTCTGGCGCTAACGTCCAGAACGGATTCTTTATCAGCAACGAAGATGATTATAACAATTCTTCAGCTAATGGTAACTTTGCTGCTAACACAACTTTCAAGTATGTCGCTCGTTATCCTGGATCATTAGGTTCTAGCTTGTCAGTATCTCAGTGTGATAGTGATACTCAATATTCTTCAAACTTAGTTAATGTTGCAAATACAACCTTTACTATTAACTCGAATACTGCAACAATCGTATTTACTGATAATGCTGCTAATCTTCAGAGTGCAACTGTCACAGCCAATCTAGCTTCAACTATCGCCTGGAATGCACTTACTGTTGGTGACTATATTACTGTCGGTAATAGCACTATCGGTACTCAGAATCTTCAGGTATCTTCTAAGGGTTCTATCCCAGTATTCTTCTCTAATGTCGGAACGATGAGCTCAAATACGACATTAACAGCATTAACTAACACAGCAACGATTACTGTTGGCATGTTTGTTTCTGCCAATATTGCAGGTATGCCCGCCGGTGCTACTGTAGCCAGCATTGTAAACTCTACTGCTGTAACACTAAGTGCCGCTACAACTGCTACTGGTTCAGCTAACTTACACTTCGCTGATGAAACACTAGAAATCTCATTCTACAGCCCATATACTCTATCTTCAACCTTTACTCCCGCAACAACTAACATTGCTCGTCTCTGGGAACATTATGGTTCTGCTCCTGCAGCTCCTGGCAAGTCCACTTATGTATCAACATACGGCAACACTTCTGCTAATGATGAACTGCATGTTGTGGTTTCTGATGCTCTTGGCCAGATTACCGGTACTCCTGGGCAGGTTCTAGAAGTATTTACTGGTCTATCACGTGCTACAGATGCAAAAACTACTGATGGCTCAACAAACTACTATGTGGATGTAATCAATAAGAGCTCACAGTATGTTTGGTTTACTAACCATCGTCAAACGAGCGCTTATACTGCTAATGCTGCTCTAATTACTTCACAGTCAAATACAACACCAATGACCATCCAGTTCGCTGGCGGTCAGGACGGTGCTGCTGAAACTGCTCCAGTAATTGGTGCTCTAACAACTGCTTATGACTTATTCAAGTCGACTGAAACTTCTGCTGTTTCTCTACTTCTAACAGGTAAGTCAGACGATACAAATACAACTCAGTTAGCTAACTATTTAATTCAAAACATCGCCCAGCCTCGTCAGGACTGTGTTGTGTTCGTATCACCTAATAGGTCAACTGTTGTCAATAATGCTGGTAACGAAGCTACCTCGATTGTAAGTTTCCGCAATGGTCTAACGAACTCCTCTTATGCTGTTCTAGATTCTGGTTACAAGTATCAGTATGACAAGTACAGTGACATCTATCGCTATATCCCACTAAATGGTGATATTGCTGGTCTATGCGCTTTTACTGATAATGCTAAGGATCCCTGGTATTCACCTGCTGGTTTCAATCGTGGTCAGATTAAGAATGTTGTTAAGCTTGCTTTCAATCCAAGCAAGGCTCAACGCGACCTTCTATATCCAAACGCAGTAAACCCAGTTGTAACTTTCCCAGGTCAGGGTACAGTTCTATTCGGTGACAAGACGCTACAGGCTAAGTCTTCTGCATTCGATCGTATTAATGTTCGTAGGTTGTTTATCGTTCTTGAGAAAGCAATTTCGGCTGCTGCTCAGTACTCGCTCTTTGAGTTCAACGATGCCTTTACTCGGTCACAGTTCGTATCATTAGTTACTCCATTCCTCCAGGATGTACAAGGTAGACAGGGTATCTATGACTTCCGCGTTGTTTGCGATGACTCAAACAATACTGCGCAGGTTATCGATGCTAACCAATTTGTTGGTGACATCTATGTCAAGCCAGC